CCTCATTTCTGTGATCGCGGAGACTGCTTTTTTCAATTCAATGGTGTTGGTGATTTTAAGATGCCAACTTATAAAGTCTGCTCGTGGAAGGTCTTGCAGATTGTATAAATAGGCATGAACTTCTTTTGGATTACTAGATGTTATTATTAAACGACCATCTGTCCCCCATTTTTCATTATAGGTATGAATGTCATCTATTATATCAATGTGAGCTTGTGGTTGATTTTCATTTAAAGAATCAACTAGGTTTTTAAATAAATCCATAGGGCTATCCTCCTAAGTGGTTGTTTTTACTATATAAAAATAGCAACCTATTTGTCTAACGACCATTCTTTTTTAAACAAATTTACTCCTATATAGCAAACTGGTTATAGAGCCGTGTAAAGTGGTCAAAAATTTTTGGGCTACTGTGGGTATTAAGGGTGGCTTGAGTTAGTCGAGTGGCGTCGGAAATGGGGCTTAAAAAAAGAGACCCCCTACCGTTTGGGTGTTTTGGTAGGGGGTGAAGTGGGAGGAATATTATCATGAAGATAAACTATTCACCCCAAGCCTAGCATTGATTTCAATTTTTGCCAACCTTTTTGAAAGAGATTTGGAGAGGCTGTGAGATTTTGTGTTAATTTTTGGTGATTTTCCATTGACCCTACATTGGCGATAATCTCTTCTTTTGTGAGAGTTAATTTATTCTTGGGTCGGGTTTTGGTGCGACCATACAGTATGTATTTAATTTGACCAGGACGCAGATTAAACTCTTCCCCGATGCTAAACAGAGTGTATCCTGCTTTATGCTTCTTGGTAACTGAAGCGATTAGCTGTTTTGTGTATTTGACTTTTGGCATAAGAGTCTCCTCTAATTAAGGTTTGTTTTATAGAGTTTCATATAACACGCTAATAGAGCTTTGGTAAACACAAGCTCAAACTCTAGGTGTTTGTGGATAAACGTACTCATTAAATCGGTATCCCCTTTGAACACCTTATTTTGTGCCATTTTTTCAAGCACTTTTTTACCGAAAGGAGTTTGTAGCAGTTTATCTAGGTCGTCGTCTGGTAAGAACTCAGCTAATTCGTTAAACATATTTAATTCTTTGTTCATTTACCCTCCTGTCTTTTTTTGGTTTCTAAGTAACGCACATTATTCTTTTCTAACAGAGCAACGGATCGTGCTTTTTCATTAATGTATTGCATCAATTGATCCCTTGCTTTTTTGTTTTGAGTACAAATTGCTGTAAGAATAAAGATTAGTGTACCACTACTATCGTAGTAATGGGCAGAGTTTTTGAATTCTTCAGCTGTCATTTCTCTTTCAAGCCTATACTCTTTTTCTCCAAGGTTGAGGAGCTGACCAACAGCTCCCCTTACCTCATTATAACGTATAGCCATCGTTACCACCAACAACTATACATTATCCCTTTTCCTTTTTTCAAGGCTTCAAGGGCTTCTTTAACAAAAGCTTTGTCCTGCTTATTATACTCTTTTACCGATTCGTCCTGGAATTGGTGTCCGTAGAAAAAGCCTCCCTCGCTTTGGCAGGTTTCGTAGCCTGATTCTACTTGTTTAGCTAACGACAGTATATCCTCCTCGGTAAGCCAGAGTTGGTTGCAGTTGAGCTCGGTAGCGGACTTTTGTGTTTTTTCCACAAACAGGTCTTCCATAAACTTTTGCAGACGAGCATGTTTCCTCCAGTAAAACTCTTTTTCTGCGTCGTTTCGTGTTTGTGTTGTTTTTGTCTTAGCATTGTAGCTAGTGATGGTTTCGGCGTTGATGTAAGCGTATTGATCTAACCCCATAATTATGTCCTCCTTGGTTGTTGTTTAAAGATAATCATTTAAAGCCTCCTGATAACCAATAGCAGTAAGCCACGACCACCCATGCTGAACACAGCATGAGTACCCCATAGATAAACTCGGGAGAGTATATCATATTAATAACTTCAGTCATGTCATAGAACTCAAAAACAGACGTGCATTATGCTCATTTACTTTTACTTGGTTGTGTTCGTTGTGATTCAAAAGCGACAGGTTGACTAACCTACAAATTTGATCAACTGTTGCCTTGTCCGACGTATACGAATGCCAAGAACTCTTATTATTTAAAAAGAAAATTATTGCCATTTTATCAGTCATTACTTAGCCTCCTCTTTTAAACATTTTAAATTTAGTAAAGTGATCATAGACGTCTTGTAAAAGCTTAGTTGCTTGATTATTTGCTTTTTCAAGCTCGTCTACTTTTAGGCTAAGTTTACCGAGTTCACGGTTCATTATTTTTAGGCGTGTGCTTAGAATATCAACCGTATTATCAACAGGCATATCCCGAACAGTATTAGAAATCCTATCATTATTTTTACTCTTTCTTTCCATGTGCTCTCCTTTCTAAAAAGCATTTGTTGGTGTGAGGCGTAAGATTCGCTCGCAACTGATTCTCTTACTTTAATAATAGTACCTAGGACTGCGAGTATTAACCCCACTAATAAATATTACTACAGCATTTGTCGTATGATAAGTCCTATTTGTTCTTGTATTTTCTTAAAACGCCATCAATATCAGGAGGTTTGTAGCTTGGTCCTTTGAGTATTTTGCCATCTTTACGATAAATAGGTTTTCCCTCGTCATCAAGTTTTGACATATTGCTTTTATGAACTTCTGTGAATAACGGATCAAGGTCTATGCCAAAAGAGTGACCAATCCCGTAAACAACATATAGTAAATCGGTTAAGCCATCAGCAATACCTATTATATCTTTTTCTGCTAGTGCTTTATAGAACTCTGCTAATTCTTCCTCTAGCAATAACATACCAAGTTTTGAGGTATCTTCATCAGGAAAGGTTGGTGTGTCGTGGACTTTATGCCCGAAAGTCTTCATAAATATTTTTACTTTCCCAGAGTTTGAAAAACCTGTCATTTAATCCTCCATATTCTTACCGTACCATCTGGCATTTGCCTTTGAGTAAGGACAATATTGTAGTTAAAGTGAATCCACGCTTGTATCTTTTGTGCTTCTTTTAAACTCTTTACTTTAAAGCTATCACCAACCCCCATTTCAGTTACAAAGGAGTATGTACCTAGACTATGGTGTGTTTGTCTTGGCTTTCCCGATCGTTTGGGTGGAAGTGGAATATCTTTTTCTATTTTCATTTAAGTCTCCATTCAGTATTTATCTGAAAGACGATTCATTATCAAGCCCTTACTACGGACTTTGTTTAAAAACTCTAGTATAAGGTCAAAATCGACTGTCTCAAACAACCTAATGAGTTCTGTTTCTTTTACAGAGAGGTGGTGAGTTGTGCCTTGTTGTCTAGAAAAGAAATCATTTTCTTTCTTCCAGTTTTCCCAACAATTAAATCCTTTTTCTGTTGGTAATCGTAAAGCGAGGAAAGCGGGAGTCGCTTTAGACTCCCACACCCAGTCTGCTATAATATCGTAAGGTATAGGGATTTTTACTGCCATTAACTCATTCCTTCTGGTTTAGGTAAGGGAACTCTCATATATGTCGGATATTCTTCTACTTCAACACAGTTTCGTTTACCGACCCAAGGATCACTTTTTTGATTAAGAGCTGAAGCGATATACATGCAAGTTTCGTAATCATGAAACACAAGTCTGTGTATTTCGTGCTTATCAGCTTCAATATCGGGTAGGGTGATTAAAAACAAAGTAAAATAAGTGATAGTGGTGTTCATGTTTCTTCCCTCCATTGCCTAAGTATCTCCTCAGCATGTTCTTTAGCCATTGTGCCGAGTTCTTTTTCTATGACTTTTAGAGCCTGCTCGTTTGTGGCTCCTTCAGTGTTAAGCAGATGATAAAGTTCAGCTTCTGCTTGAATAAGTA